TGTAAGCACGGTTTGGGGAGAGGCTTGTGCAAACCGACATTGGAAACAATGCACGGCGGCACTTGCCTACTCTACATGAAGTATTCGCCCATTGGCATTTCCCCGGATCAGGCCCAGTTCCTGGAAACGCGGAAGTTCCAGCTCGATGAGATTGCCCGGCTCTACCGCATCCCGCCACATATGATTGGCGACCTGGAGAAAAGTTCCTTCAATAACATCGAGCAACAGTCCATGGAATTTGTGAAATACACTCTGGACCCATGGGTTATCCGCTGGGAGCAGGCCATGCAGAAAGCTCTGTTCCTGCCGGAAGAAAAGAAGCAGTATTTCCTGAAGTTCAACGTGAACGGCCTTTTGCGCGGCGACTACGAGAGCCGCATGACCGGGTACAGCATCGGTCGGCAGAACGGCTGGCTGTCCGCCAACGATATCCGGGAGATGGAAGACATGAACCCTGTGCCGGATGAGGAAGGCGGCAACCTGTACCTGGTGAACGGCAGCATGACCAAGCTCAAGGACGCCGGGGCCTTTGCACAGAAGGGAGAAACGAATGAAACATAAATTTTGGAAGTGGGTGACCAATGCGGCCCTTGATGCCTTCGGCAGCGAACGGACGCTGTACCTGGACGGACAGATTTCGGACGAGACCTGGTGGGGCGATGAAGTAACCCCGAAGGCATTCAAGGATGAACTGAATGCGGGCAGCGGCGATATCACCCTTTGGATCAACAGCCCGGGCGGTGACTGTTTTGCCGCTGCCCAGATCTATAACATGCTCATGGACTATCCCGGGAACGTCACCGTCAAGATTGACGGCCTGGCTGCTTCAGCGGCCTCGGTCATTGCCATGGCCGGGACGAAGGTCTGCATGTCGCCGGTGGCCATCCTGATGATCCACAATCCGGCCACCATGGCTTACGGGGACAAGGCTGAGATGGAAAAGACCATCGGCATGCTGAGCGAGGTCAAGGAGAGCATCATCAATGCCTATGAAATCAAGAGCGGCCTGGCCCGCACGAAGATTGCCCATATGATGGATGACGAGACCTGGCTCAATGCCCGCAAGGCTGTGGAACTGGGCTTTGCCGATGAAATCCTGTTCGACAAGAACGGGGAAGAACCAGAACCATCTGCCATGCTGTACAGCCCGGTCACGGTGACGAATTCCTTTGTACAGAAACTGAAACCGAAGAAACCCTTACAGAAAGTGCCAGCCGCTTCCTTGGAAAAGCGGCTGGCACGGCTCATTCATTGACAGGAGGACAAAGAATAATGGATACGATTTTAGCACTGCGCGAGAAGCGCAAGAACCTCTGGGATGCGGCGAAAGCCTTCCTGGATACGGCCCGCGATGAGAACGGTATGGTATCGGCAGAAGATGCGGCCCGGTACGACAAGATGGAAGAAGATGTAGTGAATCTGGGCAAGGAAATCGACCGTCTGGAACGCCAGCAGCAACTCGATGCCCAGCTGGCCCAGCCGACATCTTCTCCCATCACGGAACAGCCCGGTGCCGGGAACCAGGCCCCGGAAAAGAAAGGCCGTGCATCCATGGCCTACCAGAAAGCCTTCTGGGACAGCATCCGCCATAAGAACTTCATCGATGTGCAGAACGCCCTGAGCATTGGCACGGATGCAGATGGCGGTTACCTGGTGCCGGATGAATTCGAGCATCAGCTCATCGACAAGCTCCAGGAAGAGAACTTTTTCCGCAGTCTGGCGACGGTCATCCATACCAGCGGCGACCGCAAGATTCCCGTCGTGACGGGACATGGGGAAGCGGCCTGGATGGAAGAGAACGGCCTTTACCCGGACAGCCAGGATACCTTCGGCCAGCAGTCCATCGGGGCGTACAAGCTGGGGACGGCTATCCGTGTGTCGGAAGAACTCCTGAATGACAGCGTCTTCGACCTGGAAAGCTATATTGCCGGCGAATTTGCCCGCCGTATCGGCACGAAGGAAGAAGAAGCCTTCCTCACAGGCGACGGGAAGAACAAGCCGTCCGGCGTGTTCCCGTCTGCGGAGCTGGGCGTGACGGCTAATGGCACAGCCATTACCTTTGATGACGTCATCGACCTGTATCATTCCCTGCGCATCCCGTACCGCCGCAAGGCTGTATGGCTCCTGAACGATTCCACTATCAAAGCATTGCGTAAAGTCAAGGACAACAATGGCAACTACATCTGGCAGCCGTCTGTCACGGCGGGGACTCCGGATACCATCCTGAACCGTCCCTGCTACAGCACATCCTTTGCACCGGAACTGGCAGCTGGCAATCGCCCGATTCTCTTTGGCGACTTCAGCTATTACTGGATTGCCGACAGGGAATCTCGCTCCTTTAAGCGCCTCAACGAACTGTATGCAGCCAACGGGCAGATTGGCTTCCTCGCCAGCCAGCGCGTCGATGGTATGCTGATGCTTCAGGAAGCGGTCAAGGCACTCGAAGTGAAAGCGAAGGCCTAAGCCATGCTGGTCAGCCTGGAAGAAGCCCGGGAATATCTGCGGATTGATGAGGATGACACATCGAATGATGATGTCATCCTGTCATCCCTGGAAACGGCCCAGGCGCTGTGCCTGGATCTGGCCTGCTGCGAGGAAGCGGATGCCGAAGAGAATCCCGTCGTGTTCCATGAAGCCATCCTCTATGCCGCCGCCTTTTTGTACGAGCATCGGGAAGAAGCCGATTATTCCGGCCTGCTGAAGCGGCTGCGGTGGCTGCTGTTCGGGGTGCGGCGGAGCTGTTTTTGAAAGGGGGATGCCCATGAAGACCGGGCTTTTGAATAAACGGATTGAAATCCTGGGGAAGCAGGCGGCAACGGACGGATACGGCTTCGACACCCAGACCGACGTCGTGGTGTACCGCTGCTGGGCATCCATCGAGCCTGCCCGGGGCAAAGTGTTCTATGAGATGGAACGCAGGGCGGACACGGAGTACAGCAAGATCACCATCCGCTGGCGTCCGGGCGTCACCCACGATATGAAGGTGAAGTACCAGGACCACCTGTACGACATCGATACCATCGTGGACCCGTACATGCGTCACGAAGCCCTGGAACTGTACTGCACAGAAGAAGTGAGGGGGACGGACAATGAGCGGAAGTGATTTTGAAGTCAAAGGATTGGATGACCTTTCGGGAAAATTGCTTTCTGCCATTGAAGAGTTTCCCGGCACTGCCGAAAAGGGGCTGGTTACGATTGGCAACAAGCTAAAAAAGGAGTGCGTGAAGAACACGCCGGAAGGCAGCACGGGCAAGCTGAAGAAGGGCTGGAAGCATAAGGTGACAGGCTATAACGGTTCGGAGCTGATTTATGAGCTGACGAATAAGCACCCGGTCCATCACCTGCTCAATAACGGGCATGTCAAGAAAACGCCGGGCGGCCGGACGGTTGGCTATTATGAAGGCCAGCATTATACGGAGAAATCCGTTAAAGCCTTCGAAGCCCGTGAATTGCAGCCGGGCTTGGAGAAACTGGCGAAGAAGCTCCTGAAGAAAGTAGGCGGCACATGATCCATGACATCGACATCCTGCAGGCCGTACAGCAGAAGCTGAAGGAACGGTTCCCGTATCCCGTGTACCTGCAGGAAGTGAAGGAAGGGTTCCGTCCGCCGGCATTTTTCCTCAAGACGATGACGGTGACTTCACCCCAGGGCAGTAAGGAAGTGTACCGGGATACGGATATGTACATCACCTATATACCGCAGAAGCAGACAGCCAGTACCGCCATTTATGAGGTACTGGCTGCTGCAGAAGACCTGTTCCGTGACGGGATTGCCGTCCAGGACAGGTTTTTTGCTGTCCGCTCGATGAGCGGGGAACTCATCGGGACGGACAACGATGGCGGCCGGCTGACGCTGACCGTCCAGTACTATGATTCCGCCGATGAAACGGAAGCAGCCGAACGGATGAAGGTGCTGCATCAGCGGTATCAGGGAAAGGAGACAACGAAACATGAAAATGCCATCCATTAATGTCGTGTTCAAGGAAAAAGGCATCAGCGCCATCGAGCGCAGCGAACGCGGCATTGTCCTCATGATCCTGAAGGAAGAGACCCTTCCTTCGATGACAGAAGTGAATCTGTACACGGCAGATGACATCCCCAAGGAACTGTCCGACAGCAACCGGGAGCAGCTGGAACTGGTGCTCCGGGGCTATGTGAACAGCCCGAAGAAAGTCATTGCCGAAATCATCAGCAGTGAAGCCGAGGACTATACGGATATCCTGAAGGTTATCGAGAACAAGCGCTTCGACTATCTGGTCATCCCGGATATCGGAACGTCGCACATCGATACGATTGCCACCTGGGTCAAGGGGATGCGTACCAATAAGGACAAGATGATCAAGGCCGTGCTGCCGGACTGTACGGCAGATACGGAAGGCGTCATCAACTTCGTCAACAAGACCATTCAGACCAAAGCGAAGACGTACACGACAGCCCAGTACTGCAGCCGCATTGCCGGCATCATTGCCGGGACGCCCATGACGATTTCCTGTACCTACGCGCCGTTGCCGGAAGTCATCGGCTGTGATGTCTGGACGAAAGAGGAAATGGACACCATGGCCGGGGCAGGAAAGCTGTTCTTCTTCTTTGACGGTGAAAAGGTGAAACTGGCCCGGGGCATCAACTCCCTGGTGACCACCGTCCAGGACAAGGGGACGAGTTTCCAGAAAATCAAGCTCGTGGACCTGATGGATATGATGCACGACGACATCCGCACGACGGCCCAGGACCATTACCTCGGGAAGTACGCCAACAGCTATGCGAACCGCTGCCTTCTGGTGACGGCCATCCAGGGGTATCTTGACCAGCTGGCCCAGGAGGGGCTGCTGGAACAGGACCAGAACACAGCGTATATCGATGTGGAATCCACGAAGATATGGCTGGAATCCAACGGCAAATACACCAAGGCGGAACTGGCGGACATGTCCGATATGGACATCAAGCTGGCCAATATCGGCAGCAATGTGTTCATCGCCGTCAAGGCATCGCTGCTGGATGCCATGGAAGATGTCACGATTACCATCAATATCTGAGGAGGTGAAGCCGGATGAACAGTATGGAAGCCAAACGGGTCATGAACGGCAAGTATGCTGACCTGTATATCGACGGCGACCTCATGGCCGAAGCAACGGCATTCAAGGCCGAGGTCACGCTGACCAAGGAAGAAGTGAAGATGCTCCGTCATGTGGGTAAGGGCTACAAGGTCACAGGATACGACTGCAAAGGCCAGCTGAAGCTGCATAAGGTGTCGAGCTACATGATCCGGAAGATGAACGACAACATCAAGGCGGGCAGGCAGACTGTCGTGACCATCGTCTCCGTCCTGGATGACAAGGATGCCATCGGCAGCGAGCGCATCGTCATCAAGGATGCGACCTTTGACAGCCTGATTTTAGCGGACTGGGAAGTGGACAAGATGGGCGAGGAAAGCTACAGCTTCACCTTCTCGGACTGGGACCTCTTGGATTTAGCATAAGGAGAACAAGCACATGAATATGGTAGACCGGCTGCTGAAAGCCGATGTAGTGAACAAGCTGGCCGAACGGCCTGAGATGAAAGTGAAGATGGAACGGCTCTCGAAGCTGTTCGGGTTCGATTTTGTCATCACGCTCCGGGCCATCGATCCGGAACGCTATGCGGATATCCAGAAAATGGCCGTGGACTTCACCAACGGCAGTGCCGATAACATCGATATTTATCAGATGCAGACCCAGACGCTCCTGGCAGGGATTGCCGACCCGGACCTCAAGAACAAGGACCTGCTGGAAAAATTCGGGGCCGTACTCCCTGGCGACATCATCCGCAAGATCTTCCTGGCAGGCGAAATCGCCGACCTCACGGCACAGATTACGGAACTCAACGGTTATACGACCCAGGAAAAGGCGGACAAAGCCGTAAAAAACTGATCCGGACCGATGGCGAAGTGCAGGCGATGTATCTCCTGTTCCGGGAGCATCACCTGCTGCCGTCAGCGGTCATGAAACTGGGATATGGTGAACGGCAGGTGTTGTACGCTTTTGTTCGGTATGAGATGGAAGAACGCAATAAAAAAGTATCTTCAGCATTATCGGATTAACTGCTGAAAATACGGCTATCTGGCATAAAGTCATAAGGTAGGCTCAATCCACTTAGATATTTCATAGACGAAGTCGCTTTTTTTCTTGCATTGTGGGTGGCCGACACGTAGTACATGAAAGGTTTGATTGCCCAGCGTGGAAATGGCTTCCTGCCAGGGCATTTTTCTTTTCCCAATATCTTTAAAACCGTTGTAATGAATATTATAACGGTCAAAGACGTTAGGGATGTAATCGTCATAATACCAAGATGTATAAAAAATGACATGAGTAGGATGTATTACCTTTAATTCCTGCTGAAGGACTTTTAGGTTTAGGATACAGTTGGATTTTACAAAATCTGAGGTAGTATCCTTTCCTCCGGAATTGTTGCATTTGACAATATTGGTAAATGCGATGTGTTCTATGGAATCGTCACCGAATATTCTCAGAGTGATAGCACGAGTATAGCTCCAGTATGGCCAGCTTTTGTTCCACAGAGATTCACGGGTATATTGAAAGGGATTGCGGAAGCCGTCTTCAATCGTGCCGGGATTGTTTCTGGCATTTTTACCGACAAATAGAATTCTCTTGGAAGTTTTATTAAAATCGGAACCTACGCACCAACAGCCAATCGGCAAGGATAAACGCTCTCTCTTATGACATTCTTCACAGATTTTGCAAGTTCCAAGCTCCATATGGTGATATCGTTCAGCTAATCTTTTTTCTGTTTCATTGAAATAGCGCATTGGAATTCCTCCGTAAAGATAGATTTCTTTTATCTTACTATATTTTTATAGCTGTAACAACATTGAGAGGTGATACCTATTGGCCAATAACGTCATCGATGCTGCTATCCGTTTGCGGGATTTGTTCACGCCGACGATGCGGAGCGTCAATGCCAGCCTGGGAACCATGAAGACCCAGATGGCGGCGGCAAAACAATCGGTCAGCGGCCTGTCGGACAAGCTGACGGAGCATGAACGCATCCAGAAACGGACGGCGAAGAGCATCGAGCAGACGGGAAGCAAGATTTCCGGTCTGTCAGACAAGATGGCCCTGCTGTCGGCACCCATCCTGGCGGCTGCGACGGCAGGCTTCAAGCTGCACAGCGATTTTGCCAATGGCATCGCCAAGATTTCGACCCTGGTGGATACGACGGTCGTTTCCATGCAGAAGGTCAGTGATGAAATCCGTGCTGTCAGCGATGAAACCGGGGCGGGCGTTGCCGACCTTTCCGAATCAGTCTACCAGGCCATCTCAGCGGGCGTCGATGCCGGCCACGCTGTAGGTTTCGTCCGGGATATGACCATTGCCGCCAAGGCCGGGTTCACGGATACGACGACTGCCGTAAACGGTGTCACGACCGTCCTCAATGCCTATGGGAAATCGGCAGAAGAGGCTGCGGCAGTGACCGACCAGATGCTCCTGGCACAGAACTTCGGCAAGACATCGTTCGGCGAGATGGCCCAGTCCATGGGCAACGTCATCCCCATTGCGGCACAGCTCAATGTCAGCACCCAGGAACTGTTCGGTTCCATCGCTGTCCTGACCAAGAACGGCATCCGGACCAGCGAAGCCATTACGGGACTCAAGGCGGCCTACAGCAACATCCTGAAGCCGTCTTCTGAAGCGGTGAAACTGGCTCAGTCCCTGGGCCTTGAGTTCAACGCGGCTCATTTGCAGAGCGTGGGCTGGGTGAAGTTCCTGGATGAAGTGAAGCGGGCTACAGGTGGCGATGCCGAACAGATGGCCCAGCTCTTTGGTTCCGTAGAAGGATTGAACAGCATCCTGGTCCTGACGGGCAAGGGCGCCGGGGATTTCGACAAGGTCATGGACCAGATGGCCCAGTCTGCCGGCATGACCCGGGAAGCCTATGAGAAGATGCTGACCCCGTCCGAACAGATGCAGATTGCCATGAACCAGCTGAAGAATGCCGGGATGGACCTGGCTGTTTCCTTTACCCCTTATTTCAAGGCCATGTCCCTGCGGGTGAAGGAGCTGGCGGCCTGGTTCCGGTCGCTGACGCCGGAGCAGAAGGCCCTGATCGGCCAGGTGGCTTTCGGCATCGTGACCTTCCAGCTCTTCGGTTCCACCCTGGGCCGGGTGCTGACGATAGGCGGACGGGCCTTCGGGACGTTCAGCTCCATCGCCGCGGGCATCAGCAAGGCCGGGAGCGTATCGAAATACCTGGCTGTCCAGTTCAAAGGACTCGTCACGGTGGCGAGAGGCATCGCCATTGTTGCCAAAGGCATGGGCAGTACCTTCCTGACCGTGGGCAGGATGATGATTACGGTCATCCGGGCAGTCGGCGCAGCAGCGATGGCCAATCCCATCCTGATTGTCATCGCTGCCGTCATCGCAGGGCTGTATCTCCTCTGGAGCAACTGGGATACGGTTTCGCAGTATATCGAACAGGCCGTCCGGGCGGTGTCGGATGCCGTGGATGCCGGGATGCAATGGATTGCTTCGGCCTGGGACGGGGCCATGAACGGCATCAGCGAGACGGCTTCCAGCATCTGGGAAAGCATCAAGGATACTTTCCGGAGCGGCGTGAACTGGGTCATTGACCAGGTGAACGGACTCATTGCCAGCATCAACGGCCTGTCCATCGACATCCCGTCTCTGACGGGCGGGGCGCCGACTCATGTGGGATTCAATATTGAACCCATCAGCCACTTTGCCGGAGGCGTCGAGAACTTTGGCGGCGGCTTTGCTGTCATCAACGAAGACCGCCGGGGCGAGCTGGTCCACCTGCCAAACGGCAGTACCGTGGTCCCTCATGATGAAAGCATCCGGCAGGCCATGAACGCAGGCAGCCGCTCTATTACCATCCGCATCGATACGATGAACGTCCGCAGCGAGCAGGACATCGATGCTGTAGCCGACAAGCTGGTGGAAAAGATTCGGCTGTACGGCATGAACCGCATGAAAGGAGCGACCATCTGATGGCCTCATTCTTAGAATCCATCCTGAATGCCATCGGGCAGGCGTCACAGAATCTGACGATTTCCCTGACTGCGGGCAGCTCTGTCGTGACCTTTCCCGTGCTGCCTTCGGAACTGATGGTTTCTGTCAATACGAACCATGGCACGGTGAATATCAACAACTACGGGGAGTATCTCATGAAAGGCAGGACCGGGCTGAAGTCCCTGACGCTGGCGGGATTTTTCCCCGCCCAGGATTATCCCTTTGCCATGATGACGATGTCGCCTTATACCTATATCGCCGAACTGGAAGCCATGCGTACAGGCGGCGAAGTCTGCCAGCTCACGGTATCGGACACGCCTATTTCCATGCCCTGCCTGATCAGCTCCTTCAAGTTCGGGGAAAAGGACGGCAGCGGCGATGTGTATTATGAACTGGCGCTGACGGAATACCGCTATGTCACAGCGGCGGAAACAGGGAAAACGGACCCGGCAACGGGGCTGAAGAAACGCCCTGAGTCGTTCTGGCAGAAGATGAAGAAGAACATCACCTATTATCCAGGCGACAGCATTGGCAACGTCGTGGGCCGGGCTGTCGGAAAATCGGTCACGCTCAATAAGGAGCAGTTCTCCAAGTTCCAGGTCTACCGCAGCATCATCCGAAACGGCGGCCTGAAAACGGGTGACATCATCCGGCTGACGACCATGAACCTGAAAAGGAATGATGAAAATGTTCCAGTTGGCAAAGATAAATAAGGCAGATACGGAAAACCAGCAAGCAGACAAGCCGCAGAACACGGACTTGTCTGCTTACGTCCTTTCCTATACCTGGTCGGGCGATGTGGAGCAGGCCGGGAGAAAACTGGAATTTGACATCGCCTATACCACGAAAGACAAGAACTGGACGAATGCCGTTCTGGAGCTGGGCGATGAAGTGTGTTTTTCCTATACCGATGAGGTCACGCAGGAGATGTTCCCCATTTTCCAGGGGCGCATCTTTTCCCGGAGCCGGGACAGCGAGTCCTACTCCATGCGCTTTGTGGCCTTTGACAATATCATCTATCTGGCCAAATCCCGCATTACCCGGAAATACGCCAATGTGACTGTGGCCGATGCCATCCGGCAGACCATCCACGACTTTAATATTGAAGCTGGGACGATGCCGGACCTTTCCGTGGTGTGCAGTTTCATCGCCGATGACATCTCAGCGACCGATGCCATCAAGCAGGCGCTGTCTTACCAGTCGGCACAGGACGGCAAGGGGTATCACATCTACATGACGGACGGGAAGCTGAATGTGGTCTGCACTAATGATCAGGTGGTAGAGGATTTTCTCATCAGCGATGAAACGAATCTCACCGGGGCATCCGTGTCGGAATCGGTGGAAGATATGGTATCGAAAGTGGTGGTCGTAGACAGTGCGGGCCAGACGAAAGGCGAGATAACGAATGGCACCGACATCGAACGCTTCGGCACCATCCAGGCCATCTGCAAGGCCGACCCCCAGCAGGACGATGCCTCGCAGGCCCGGGCCATGCTGAAGACCGTCGCCCATGACATGGCTGTCAAGGCGCTCGGCCATATCCAGTGTATCGCCGGCTTTTCCGTGGACATCCAGGAAGAACAGCTCAAAGGGCGGTTCTTCATCAAATCGGACAGCCATCGGATTGAAGGGAACAGGCACACCATGGATCTGCATCTGGTCTTCAACAAGCTGCTGGATGAACAGAAGCAGGAACTGGACAGTGCATCGTACAACGCCAATCCGGATTATGTGCCGCCTGCAGCAGCCGCTTCGGGCAGCAAGAGCGGGGCGCCCATGAGCGGGAATGCTGCCGGAGGCGATGTGGTGGATTCGTGCATGGAGAATTTCGATGGCACCGTTTCGCCTTATGGCTCCAATGGCTGCGTGGACCGGGCGACGGTTGCCGCGGCCGGTTATTCGCCCTTTGCTGCGCAGGAATACAACAATAACGTCAAAGGCTGCGACCAGCTCCGGGCCGATGCCGAAGCCCGGGGACTGGCGATTTCCTACGACCTGGCACAGCTGGAGAAAGGCGACATCATCATGTACAACCGCTACAGCAAGCCGGACCCGAACTGGCATGTCGTGGTCTATGACGGCAACGGCGGATGCTGGGGCAACAGCTCCAATGTGTACGGCTGTTTCCATCATTACGAAGGGAGCATCGACATGGGGAGCGACTATTATCCGGCGACCATCATCAAGACGTCAAGGGGGTGACGGGAAATGCAGAAAAATCCATATATCAGCCTGCTGAACCTCATGGAGCAGGTATCGAGGAGCAGCAACAGCCCGTCCATCCAGATTGGCGAGATACTCCAATCCCCGCCGGACATCCAGGTGAAATACAATGGCATCGTCCTGACCAAAGAGGAGCTGTGGATTTCCCATTACCTCCTGGCAGGCTATGGCAGGACAGCCCGGGGCCATCTGGTATCGGCTACGCAGAACCGGGCAGGCGGCAGCGGGGATGCGGCCTACCAGTCGCATAACCACGATATCCATAACGACTACACCGATTCAGTGATTACCACAGATACCTTGAAGCCGGGCATGAAAGTCGCCATCATGCCCATGCTGGTGAATGGGAAGATCCAGCAGTATGTGATTTTAGATGAGATTGTGAGGTTGGACGGATATGGCTGATCCTTTTGTGGCCTTGGCATCCGGCGCGGATGCCAGTGCCAGAGAAACACTGCCGCTCCTCTCGGAATACGGCTATGACTTCGAGAAGCACCAGTTTCGCTATGACGAGAACGGGAACAACATCACTGTGACGGAAGACGAAGCCATCAAAGTGTGGATCTATAAAGCCCTGATGACGGAACGGTACCGGCACCTGGCCTACCATGATGAATACGGCATTACCATTGAACCCTATCAGGGAACGATGCCCAACAGCGTCTATACGGCAGACCAGATTTGCCAGAACATCCGGGAAGGGCTGGCCGTCAATCCCTATATTGCCCGGATCAACCGGGTGGATGTGGAAAAGCGGGAGAAAGACGATTTGTTCATTCTGGTGGATGTGACATCCATTTACAGCGACGAGAGCATCACGGTTGCCGCAGAAAGGAGCCTTGCATGAGCGATTTGTTCGATGCCCAGACAAAAGACCAGATCGAGAGCCGCATGGTGCAGACCCTGCACACGCTGACCGATACGGACAAGACGGCCATCGAGGGTTCGTTTGCCCGGGATATGATTGATACCAATGCCGTGGAATTCGAGAACTGCTATGCCGAGATGGCCATGCTCCGGGATGCGGCGTTTGCCGAGACTGCCTGGGGCGATTATCTGACGCTCCGGGCCGAGGAATTCGGCATCCAGCGGAAACAGGCGGTGAAGGCCAATGGCAAGGTGACGGTCACCGGGCAGCCCGGGGCCTACATCATACGCGGCAGCCTGTTCCAGACCCAAGACGGGCTGCGGTTCTATACGACAGAATCTGCTACGATCCCGGCGGATGGAACGGAAGCAGACATTGCTGTCCAGGCCGCAGATACAGGGGTGAAAGGGAATGTGGCACCGGGGACGATTACGGAAATCCCGTATTCCATCCCCAATGTGTACAGCGTGACCAACCCGGAGAAATGCACGGACGGAGCCGATGAAGAATCCGATGCGGCCCTCCTGGCACGGCTCCTGTTCCGGGTCCGCCAGCCCATCACGTCCGGCAACGCCAATCATTACCGCTCCTGGGCCATGTCCGTGGACGGGGTGGGCAACTGCAAGGTCATCCCGCTCTGGAATGGGAACGGTACGGTGAAAGTCATCATCGTGACGGCAGAGAATGAATCGGCTTCCAGTGAGCTGATTCAGAAAGTGGCCCGGTACATCGAATCCCAGCGGCCCATCGGAGCAACCGTAACGGTGGTATCTCCGGCACCCGTATCCGTGGATATTGCGGCAGAAGTGTATGGCACCGTCAATGCAGATGCGGTGACGGCTGCCGTGTCTGCCTATTTCAAGAATACGGGCTTCAGCCTGTCTTACGTCAGCCTGGCCCAGATTGGCCGGCTCATCCTGGGGGTGAACGGCATCACGGACTACCGGAATCTGAAACTCAGCGGCAAGGCGGAAAACATCCGCCTGACCAATGAGCAGATCCCGGTAGTCGGAAAGGTGGTGCTGAACCTTGTCAGCGAATGAGTGGATGAGGCAGCACTCCATTGATGTGCTGGACTACCTGCCGAGGTTCCTGGGGAAAGATCCGATGTTCAAAAAGACAGCGGATACCTGCAGCACGGAGCATAACCGCCTGCGTCTGGCTTTGCAGGACCTGGCGGACAACTTCTTCGTGAACACGGCCACCTGGGCGCTGCCGCTCTATGAATCGTTCCTTGGTATCAAGCCTGGTGACGGGGATACCGACGAATTCCGCAGACAGCGGATTCTGTTCAAGTTGCAGCATGTGGATGTGTCCACGGTGGATTTCATGAACTCCATCATCAATTTGTACAGCGTCGGGCATATCGAGGAAGTGAACGAAGAATATTATTTCAAGGTGTATTGCATTATGAATGACGAGGATACAGAAACGCTACAGAAACTGATTGACCAGCTCGACATCTACAAGCCGGCCCATCTGGGCTATGCTATCTATCTGGGCTATTCCTGGAATGGGAAGATCCACTGGGATGGCGAGGCGACGTTCTCGACAGCGACGATTGTATCCGGGAAAGGAGTGACGGCAAGTGGCTGAGTATATCAAGGAGAAGTGGTCGGCGGATTTCCCGGACCGGGCTGGACAGGAAGTCCGTCCCACAGAAGCTGTGGAGAATACGCTGGATTATGATGTGCTTTTCCCTCAGTATCTTTCAGAAGACCCGGTCGTCTTCAATCAGCAGAACAAGACCGTGTCCCAGCTGGTCAGCAATGATGCCCGGCTCTATGAGCGGATTTCCGCGACGGCAGCTGACATCAACGCCCATCTGACCGATGCCAAGGCCCATGCCAGCGGCATCAGCGGCAATGCGGCCAGTGCGTCGAAGCTGCAGACGGGACGGAAGATTCACCGGGTGCTGTTTGATGGCACGAGGGACATCACCCTGCCGGATTTCAGCGGCTGCGGTGAGAAGACAGCAGGCCAGAGCGGCATGGTCCCGTCACCGTCTGTGGGGAAGCTGAATACCGTCCTGCACAGCAACGGCAGCTGGGGCAAGGTCACTTATGCGGATATGGACGAAGAGGCTGTGGCAAAGATCCAGGCTTGTCCGTTCCCTGTCAATGCTATCTACATTTCTACGGACGGGAAGAATCCCGCAACGTATTGGCCGGGTACGACTTGGGTAGCCTTCGCCATGGGGCGGTGCCTGATCGGGGCCGGGGCAGCAGACAGCGGGACCATGTACAAGGCCGGAGACAAACTGGGGGAAGAAAAGCACAATCTTACGATTCCAGAAACTCCGGCTCATGGCCATACAGTCGGAGACAGCGGAAATCATCGTCATTGGTCCTGCGGGGCATTGCCGCGCAACTTCCAGTGGGATGCCTGCGAAGGCAATGACGCACCTGTGGCGGTAGGCTATGGCGACGGCTGCTGGCATGGCAATCAGGTAGACGGGCATACGTCCTGGGATGGAAATCATTCCCACAGCCTTTCCCGGACGGGCGGCGGCCAGCCGCACAACAATATGCAGCCGTCCATTGTCGTGTATATGTTCCAGCGGACAGGATAGGGGGTGAGGAATATGGCTGAATGGTTACAGATGGCCGCGTCTCTGGTATCTGTTCTGATGCTCTGCGGCGTCATCTTCAACTTCAGCGTCATTAAGCCGCTGAATGAATCGGTGCGGAGCCTTAGGGACTGCATCGCAGAACTGCGCCGCCAGCTGTCGGATACGGAAGCCAAACGGCAGCAGATGGCAGAGCGGTTGTCCCGGGTGGAAGAAGCTACGGGGCACGTGCAGCATCGCTTGGATGTGATTGAGCAACGGCAGAATGAGTAGGAGGTGATAGAATGGGTTTTTCGGTCATTCGAAACCGGCTCTTTTTGACAAGAGGGGATTCTGCTGAAATCACGCTGATTATTCGGGACCGGGTGACAGGTGCCATCTTTATCCCAGGTCCGGATGATCAGCTTACTTTTACCGTTAAGCGAGAGCTTTCAGATGAAAAGACAGTGATAGAAAAGCATCTGGATAGTGGTATTCTGTGCCGAGAAAATGACTGTGTTCTGATCCTGATACCAGAAGATACAGCACAGCTTCCATTTGGAACCTATTGGTATGATGTGGAATTGGTGCTGGACTCTGGGTATACAGACACAATCATTCCACCCAGTCCGTTTATTATAACGGGAGAGGTAACAACCCATGGATAAGTATAAAGGCACTATAAAGGGAATAAATACTCTGCAAGGGATTCTATCCATGCCGGTGGTACCTTCCAGAAATTATCAAAAGAAAGTGGTCATTCCTAATAAAGAGAAACAAATCATCCGACCAGATGCAGGTTACGATGCCTTGCAGCGGGTTACGGTAGCTGCCATTCCGTCGAACTATGGCAGAATTAGCTTCAATGGATATGAGTTAAAGGTTGAGTAAAGGAGAATAACATCATGGCGAAAAATGTAAAAATCAATTCCGTAGTGTATGCAGAAGTCCCTCAAGTTTCGATTCCACTAGCAGAAGGAGAGGGAGCCGCCACATTTTATGATACAACGGGGGCGACTGCAGTATCTGCGGATATCCTGAATGGGAAAACTGCATTCTTGGGAACCGGTTCAGTGACAGGCTCTATGCCAGATAATGGGGCTGTCAGTGGCAGTATTGGCAAGGTGGACGGTTCGTATACTATCCCGGCAGGCTACCATAATGGCAAAGGCGCAGTTACCATCATGAACGAGGAACAAGCCAAGCTGGTCGCGGATAACATCAAGGCAGGTGTGACGATTCTGGGAGTAGCTGGCAAGGCTAGTGTGGTGGATACGGCAGATGCTACCGCAGCTGCGAGTACTATTGTGTCGGGTAAAACTGCCTATATTAACGGAGCGAAAGTGACAGGTTCCTTGACCTCTGTAGCAGTATCCCAGGATAGTCTGACCAAAGTGCTGACCATTGAATAGGAGGACTGAGCCATGAAGGTGGATGTTAAGATTGCGGGAGCTAATTACACGGAAGTTCCATCCATATTATTACCCCTTACAGCGGGAGGCAAAGCAAGGTTTTGCGAAGTGTCCGATACGACAGCTGAAATTGGAGATGTTGCTCGGGGAAAAAAGTTCTATACGGCCGATGGGGAACTGGTGGAAGGGACAGCGAACGTATCTGTTGGTGTGGATACCCGGAAGAAAATAACCCTGGTGCAAAAGGACCATCAAAAAATTACGATTACCTGCAATCATCCAGAGTTATCGCTGCAATATGATACGGATAGAAATGCCGTGTATGCTACAGAATATCAAAATATGCTCGATATTACCCTAAAAGCAGACAATGATTATTACGTCGGGAAAATCACAGTTAATGGTAAAGAACAGGGCACTGTCAGTTCGAATCATCAATATGCTTCTGCGTCTATGCCGATTAGTGATGGCATGATTGTCAGTGCCACGGATGCAGTTTTGATTCCCACCAGTCCCTTTACGACTGTGAACCTTACACTGCAAGGACAAGGCTCACAGTTCCTTTTAGGAAGTCTGCTGATGACCTTAGCGCAGAGTCCAGACAGTCCTAAGATAGAAGGGATTGTTGTTGCCGAGGATGCGGATAATAAAGGGATGATATTCCTGGTAAAAGAAGAACAGCGCTATGCTGCCTGTAAGGCTGAAGTCACAACGGGAACGGGGATCAAGGAAATCATAGACTTGACATATAATATAGACACAGATTTAGGGGCAACAATGTCTGGGAAAATTTCTGATACTTTATACACTTATTTAAAAGAGCGTTCGGAATCGAATGCAGAAGTGACACTACAGATTAAGGTGGTAGCGTAAGTATGTTTGAAAAAGTGAATATCCCTGATTGCATAGTCGTCATCGGGCTGGTCATGGCACTGATCTTGGCGATTTTTTATGCCCTCAACGAGCTGGCCATGTCCATCGCTTCTGGCTTGCTCGGTTACATCGGCGGGACCGTGAAAACCGCTGTTCATCAGAAAGGAGAAGAAAAGCAATGAAAGTATTCCTGAACCCCGGCCATGCGCCGAACGGGCATCCCGACCCAGGTGCCGTCAATGAAGAAACGGGCCTACGCGAGAGTGATGTAGCATTGGCCGTTGGTAAATCCGCTGCAAGCTATCTAAATGCTGCAGGAGTAGAAACAGAACTGCTTCAGTCCGACAGCCTGGAGGAGATCTGCGAAGCTGCCAATACCAGTGATGCCAACATCTTCGTATCCATCCATTGTAATGCCGCCGAAGCCGAAGAAGCCAACGGCACAGAAACTTGGGCCTGCGCCGGCAGTTACCGTGGCGGCATGCTGGCCAACTGCATCCAGCGCGAGCTGGTCGATGCCCTTGGAACCACCGACCGTGGCGTAAAAATCGCTACGCCCGGCGTCAACGGACTGTATGTCCTCACAAATACAGACATGCCAGCGGTCCTGATCGAGCTGGCCTTCATTACCAATCCCCGCGATGAAAATATCCTTGCCCATGACCAGGATGCCTTGGCCAGAGCAGTAGCCCGGGGTGTCACTGATTATGAACAACTGATCTTGGGAGGTAAATGACTATGAACCGTGAAGAAATCAAGAAAGCCGTCGCCAATGCCGTCGTAGACTTTGCCAGAAGCGAAGCCGAAGCGGCCATCAAGTCCATTGACCTGGATGATGTCCAAAAACTAGTGGAAGCGCAGATGAAGAACCTCACAGATCCGTTGGAAGCAGAAATCCAGACCACCACCAGCTGGTGGGTGAAGATTCGCAATCGTCTCTACATCACCTTGATGCAGCAGGCGGTAAAAGCCATTGTGACTGACGTAAAACAGAAGATTGCATGAGAAATGCCGGTATGGGACATCGGAGCGGATGTTCCTTACCGGCTTATTTCTATTTATCCAGATAAATATTCTTTCTATGCCCAATTTCAAGAACCAAAACAATCACCTTGGTGTCTTCTATTTCTACAATGATTCGGTAATCACCTACTCGATATCTCCACTGCCCGCTTCTGTTTGCGGTTAATCCTTTGTCATGTTGTCTAGAATCTGAACACCCATTTATGTTTTTCCTCAACCAACTTGTAATCAGGAATGCTGTATATTTATCTAATTTTTTTAATTGTTTTAACGCTCTTTTGGAAAAAACAACACTGTAATTCATTTCAGACCTAACTCTTTTTCCACCTCGTTAAGTGAATAGACTACGGGGTCGGCTTCAAATTCTGCTAAGGCTTCTTTGTAAGCTTTTAAATCATACTCATCCTCAATTCGTTCTATAACAGAACGTCTCACTAATTCTGATACAGTGATCCCATTGAGTTCAGCATACTTTTTAAAAAGTATAGAATCCGCTTTATTTAATCGTAATGAAATAGTCATACTATCACCGCCCCTTTCGTAATACATTGTATTACGAAAGGGGCGGTGTGTTAAGTCTGTTTTCCAATCAAGTTGGGAAAAACTGAAAATTGTTTTCTAGGGTACTTGAAATCATTTCTTTTGTCCTATTACTCCTGAGAGCCAATTTTCAGGAGGTGTTCATTATGACGGATGAACAGAAACAACAGATTACTACTATGCGCCGAGACGGAGCAGGGTATGGGAAGATAGCAGTGATACTCGGTATTTCTATCAATACAGTGAAATCTTTCTGCAGACGGCACAACCTGGTTACCAAGAAGACAACATCAGTCTGTGAGCAATGTAGAAAGCCCATTGAACAGAATATAGGGCGCAAGCGGAAACGGTTCTGCTGCGATGCCTGTCGTAACAAATGGTGGAACGCTCATCCCGAGCTGGTGAAGCGGAAGTCGGTCTATACATTCACTTGCCTAAATTGCGGCAAAAAGTTCAGTGTCTATGGCAACAGCCATCGGAAGTTCTGCTCCCATGCCTGCTATGTCGAGTATCGCTTCAGAGATGGTCGCCATGGATAAAAGGTTATTTCGTAATGAAGCGACCTTCCAGGTGACGATGTATCTGGCGAGAGTGATACTGGCGGAAAAGCTTATCACCGAGAAGGAGTACCAGACTTTCGAGCAGGAGATGCTCCATAAATATCAGCCCTTTTCTGGCGATTTATATACTTGCTAATTGGTTAAAAAAGAGGGATATATAGTGTTGAAAGGAGCTGATTCTATGCGGACTATCCGTAAAATCGAACAAAAAATATCCGGACTGAAACAACGAAAGAAAGTTGCAGCCTATGCCCGTGTCTCCATGGAATCGGAGCGGATGCACTATTCCCTTTCGGCACAGGTCAGTTATTATAGCAAGCTGATACAGAAAAATCCGAATTGGGAATACGCCGGGGTCTATGCAGACTACGGCATCTCTGGGACGGGGATAAAGAAGAGGCAGGAATTCCGGCGGATGCTGGAAGATGCCGAAGCCGGGAAGATAGACATCATCCTGACCAAATCCATCCAGCGGTTTGCCCGAAACACGGTTGACCTTCTGCAGACGGTACGTCACCTGAAAGAACTGGGTATTGAAGTCTGGTTTGAGAAAGAAAATATCCATACCATGAGCGGAGATGGAGAGTTGATGCTGACCATCCTTGCCTCTTTTGCCCAGGAAGAAAGCCGATCCATCAGTGATAATATCAAGTGGCGGTTTCGTAAAAAGTTTGAACAGGGGATTCCTCATGCAAAGTTCTTCGTTTACGGCTATTGCTGGGAGAAAGATAATCTGGTCATCCAACCAGAAGAAGCCGCGATTATCAGAGAAATTTTTGATGCCTATCTGCAGGGCAGAACCAGAAAAGATATATTACGGGAACTAAAGCGGCGGGAGATTCGCACCATGTATGGGAACTATTTCAAAGATGCCAGTATCAGGCAGATTCTTACGAATCGGATTTATACGGGCGTTCTTGAGATTCAGAAAACCTTTGTGACGGACCCTATTACCAAACGCCAGGCCGTTAATCATGGAGAAAGGAATAGGTATGTAGTGGAATGGCATCATGAAGCCATAATTTCTTCTGATATGTTTGAACGGGTTCAGCAGGAATTAAAGAATCGCAAGGAAATGGGAATGCAGCGGGGCGGATATGCCAGGGATTTTTTGAACACCTCTTGCTTTACGGGGATCATCAAATGTGGCATCTGCGGGAAAAGCTATGTCCATGTTGTTCGGAAATACAAGGGAAGGATACGGGAATACTGGACCTGTGATTCGCATAAGGGCAAGGGGACAAACTGCGGGGCCTATGGCTCCATCCCGCAGCCCGCTTTGAAAAAAGCATGCGCAGCCGTTCTGGGTACAGATGAATTTGATGAAGAACTGTTTGTTCAGCGGGTAAAGAAGATTGTTGTTCCTTCTTATCACACGCTGGTATTTCATTTCAAAGATGGAAACGTTATCACACAGGAATGGAAATCGACAGCCTTAAAGGATATGTGGACGGATGAGCAGAAGAAAAAGCAGAGGCAATGGATGGAAACGTATCATCAGCGTGATACGTCCGGCCGTTATACCGCTTTTTCGGAACGCATTGTATGTCCTGCGTGCCAGACAAAATTTATCCGTTGTCTAGAGAAACGTAAGAATAGACAAGTCGCTTATTGGCGCTGCCGGGGAGAGAACAGATGTATTCATGTAAGAAGCATCAAGGAAGAATGGCTGCAGCGTATGGCAGCAGAAACAATGGGAAAATTGGAATTTGATGATACAGCATTTAGAACACAGGTGCAGCGTATTAAAGTACAGGATAACGAAACATTGCTTTTTCTATTTAGCGATGGTCATACGAAGGAGGTGAAGCTGCCATGAAAAAAGTACAGGTTATACCTGCTACACTACAGAATTACACAGAGAAGTCCTTTCATAACCAGAAAAAGAGAAAAGTGGCAGGATATGCACGTGTTTCAACCGATCGGGATGAACAGCTTACCAGTTATGAAGCCCAGGTGGAGTATTATACCCATTATATAAAAGGTCGCAGCGATTGGAAGTTTGCCGGAATATATACGGATGAAGGGATCTCAGGTACCAATACAAAACATCGGGAAGGGTTTAAACGAATGATAGCGGATGCACTGGCAGGAAAAATTGATCTTATCATCACGAAATCTGTCAGCCGTTTTGCTAGGAACACGGTGGACAGTCTGACCACCGTGAGAAAGCTGAAAGATAAAGGTATTGAAATCTATTTTGAAAAGGAAAATATCTGGACACTGGATGCCAAAGGGGAACTCCTCATTACGATTATGAGTTCTCTGGCACAGGAAGAGAGTCGCAGCATCTCTGAGAATGTGACGTGGGGACACCGGAAACGGTTTGCTGATGGAAAAGTCAGTCTGGCGTTCAGCCATTTCCTCGGTTATGACAAGGGGCCGAATGGCAATCTGGTAGTGAATAAAGAGCAGGCAAAAATCGTAAAGCTGATTTATCGTCTATATCTTAGTGGATATACTTTCCATTCTATTGCAAAAGAACTGACAGAACAAAAGATTCCCACTCCAGCTGGCTGCAAAATCTGGAGAGCTAATACGATACGAAGTATTCTTATGAATGAAAAATATAAAGGAGATGCGTTGCTTCAAAAGAAATTTACAGTGAATTTTCTTACAAAGGAAAGCAAGAAGAATGAAGGGGAAGTGCTGCAGTATTATGTGGAACATAACCACGAAGCCATCATCAGCCCGCAGGTCTTCGACTGGGTACAGGAAGAAATCAAGCGGCGGCGTGGAGGCAGGAGCCGCTATAGCGGCGTGTCCATCTTCTCCAGCAAAATCAAGTGCGGCCAGTGCGGCGGCTGGTACGGGGCCAAGGTATGGCATTCGACCGACAAGTATCGCAGGACCATCTACCGATGCAACGGCAAGTTCAAGAGTTACTGCCAGACGCCGCATCTAACAGAAAATGATGTTAAGGAAGTCTTTGTCCGGGCTGCCAACCGGCTCATCGAAAACAAAGCGGACATACTTGACAGCATCACCCTGCTGAAGGAACGGCTCACAGACACAGAAGCCCTGGAAGAGGAACGGGACAAGCTCAGTACAGACTTGAACCTGCTGGCCGATAGGGTGAAACAGCTTATTGCTGAAAACGCCCGGTTAGCACAGAACCAGGATGATTACGACCGGAACTACAATGAATTGGTCAGCCGGTATGAAGCAGCGAAGAAGAGATACGACAAGACTTGTGATACCATTCAGTATCGCAAAGCACGGAGCCTACAGATGGACAGCTTCATCAAAGAACTTCGGAATCAGGAACTCATCAAGGAGTTCGATGCCCGGCTGTGGAGCAGTCTGGTGGATTTCATCACGGTATACAGCAAAGATGATATCCGGGTAACATTTAAAAATGGGATAGAGTACTGA